GCCTTATTGACCATACGGATCAAACCTCTCTTAGTAACCTTACTTGCATCAAATGTCTCCGTATAGCCCCCTTGTGGCATATCCTCCTTATGTAGGTATGACCCATGCTTCTTCTTTAGTGTTTGTATTACTAGGGATTCTATGGCTCTTGCCTTATCCCGTTCGAAAAAATGCCAATATGAGACTAATATCCAACCCTTGGTCCTATGACTAGCAAACCTCTTACCTGATATATCTGATATCCCTATCTTGACAGCCTTATGTATGGGGCTGTATAGTATATATAGGATGGCTTCGTTCATAGGTCCATTATACTTGACTTCCCCGCCAAAATTGGATATACTTGATCTATGGACATAGACGAGATGGTATTAAAAATGCAAATATCAGATAGATTAAAGCAAGAGTCTTATGATGTTTGGGATAGGGTTAAAGTCATTAAGAACCAAGACTATCATGATGGAGTTGTAAAAGGTCTTAAGATGGCTGCTGACCTTGTAGCCAAACTATGATTACGAACATGGAAATCCCAGACCCATTTACTGCCTTTCGCATAGCCAAATATGCTAAACAAAAGTATGGTGCCAGATATGACTTCTTCTCTGGTGAATGGGATATGAACTGTGGTGCTTGTGGAGAACTTATTAATGCCAATACCCGCAAACTTTTAACTAAGATCCGTCTTTATCATACAAGAAATGAGTGCCTTGGTGGATACTAGAATAAGAAACTGTACTGCTACAACAAATAGAGGCAAAATATGTTGGAATAAGGTTGAGTCTTTTAGAACTGCCAGCCTATGTCATGTTCATGATCCAGATGGTACATTTAGGCAACAGTTGAAGGCTAAAGGATTAGGCAGCCCAAAGACCAAGAAGAAAAAAGTTAAAACAGTTAACAAAAAAGAATGTCAGCATACTTGGTACATGCGTGAAGAAGGTATTCAATGTACTAAGTGTTTTGTCCTATGGGATAAGAGTATGGATACTAACCAATAGTGCCCGTGTAGGGCATGGGAAGGTTTATAGAACCTCTATTTTGCGCCGAACTTTAAAAGCGTATTAAGCGATTTCGCCCGAACCAGTAATTGATCCTGCGCCGTCTATACCTTTAGGCATGCTGTATATGCTCCATGATCCTGTGTCTCCTGGTGGATACCCTGGGTTGTTTGGATTACCGCTTCTAATATAATATGCTCCTGCTATACCGTAGGGGTTGCCATCAGCAAGAATAATATCTCCTATAGCGTAATCTGCGCCGTTGTTGTATGCGCCTTGATAATTTGGTGGTGTTGGCATAAGATTATTATATCATCATATTTGACATTCAAGGGGTGGTGGGTGTATAATTGATATATGAACGTATACACAGTATCACTATTAGACTACGATAGATCCTTTCATTTGGACATTATGGCTGCCACGGAAGAAGAGGCTAGAGCAATTGCCATGCGAGAAGAACCATACATGACCATTACAAGTATTGATTGCCTAACATGAGCATAGATGAAATGTCATTAAGAGAAGAAATAGCAAGGGAGATTGAAGCCCTTCCTATTGAATCATCAATAACAAATGCATTAGGTATGCGTCTTGCTGCTGCACATATAGCAAGAGGTAAAGATAACTATATGACTAGACATTTTGAAACTCAGGTAGACTTTGAATAAAAATGAATGCGTCAAGTGTGAGATGCATCAAAAAGATCCTTTGTTTTGGGAGACGCATCAAACAATGACTGATGGTAGAATTTGGTGTGCTTATGCCAAAAGAACCTAAGATAACTCAAATGGACTGGCGTAGCCTTGGCTATTGGCCTGTATGGAAAGATGGAAAGAAAGTGTGGGTGCCTAAAGATGAAACACACAACAAAGATTGAAAAGACTAAAGTACTTCCATTACGATGGATTGGAAATTTTCTTGGTGAATACGCTGGTAATCATTTAGTTAAAGCATTTAATTATGATGAAGATGATAACCTTGGCTTTAGATTTAAGTACCACGCAAAAATGTGGAAGATCCTTAATAAGCCTTATGAGCGTTGGGGAACATATTATTTACTTGACATAGAAGGATTAAGCAAAGACTTAAACGGTGCTGGTTGGGATGACTATGATGAGTTTGGGAAAGCCTACTGGGATAAAGAATGAAAGAAGAACAAGTACGAGCAATGTTTGAGTTGTCTAATAAGATAGATAACTATGAATTTAAACTTAAACTTAAATGTGAAATATGTGGACCTATTCTTAGAGGTGCAGATGCTTCTAGATATCCTGTTTGTAAAAGACATAAGAACAAGTAATCTGTTATACTGAATAAACAAGCGAGTGTTGCATAATGGTAGTGCATCATCCTTCCAAGTTGATTGTGCCAGTTCGATTCTGGTCACTCGCTCCACGGCCCTATCGTCTAGTGGTTAGGATACCAGGCTTTCATCTTGGTGGGCAGAGTTCAATTCTCTGTAGGGCTACTAATTCCAGATCGTCCAATGGCAGGACAACGGCCTTTGAAGCCGTGAATCATAGTTCGAGTCTATGTCTGGAAGCGTTTGACTTTCAAACTTCTTAGGAGTAGAATAGAACTATGGATCAAACAAAACACAACAGGTCTTTAACTTGTCCAGTATGCAAAAAAGAATGGATACTAAGATGGGGAATCATGGCTAATGAAAGTTTATCTAAACATATGAAGGAGCACGAGTGAAACCCTTAGCAGTAATATTCGATGTAGATGGAACGCTAGCCAATGTAGATCCATACATCCACCATGTTCGTGGCTCTAATAGGGACTATGAGGCTTTTCATGAGGCTTCTATAGATGCCCTGCCAAATTTTGAAGTAGTCCAAATGCTTAATGAGGCATTCTTTGATCAGATGCATATTATTATTGTTACCTCACGAAAAGAAGTTTGGCGTGGACTAACATCTTATTGGCTTGCCAAGAACGATATTGGACATCACGCATTATATATGCGTAGTGATGATGACAACAGACCAGACTATGAAGTTAAAAAAGATATTCTACTTAAGATTAAGAAGCATTGGAATGTTTTTCATGCAGTAGATGATAACCCTAGTGTTATTAAGTTATGGGAAAACTATGGAATTCCTACTACTAAGATTGGTGACTGGGATGGCAATCGTGATTAATGAGAACGGAGTATATCAATGATAAGTTATTTATTTATAATTCCTGCTTTTATTGCAGGGTATGTAGTATGTTATTTAGTTATGACAAAAGGAGTTAACCAAGGTGAATAGTAAATATAAGATTGACATGGGCGATGATGAATTTGTTTTTGTTCCAGATAATATTAAGTATCAAATTATTCAAGATCAGTTAATTAAATCTTATCACTGGGTAATTGGTATGTCAATGTTTATGGTTGGGTTCTTGGTTGGTCTATTAGCAAGATAAGGTCTAGCACCAGTAGCCAAGTTGGTTAAGGCACCGAACTCATAATTCGGCTATCGTAGGTTCAAGTCCTACCTGGTGTACCACACCTCTGTAGTTCAGTGGACAGAACGTTGGACTTCTAAGCCAAGCGTCGCAGGTTCGATTCCTGCCAGGGGTACTCTACTTTTTAGGATGTTTTGGTTCGTATGGAGCGATCTTAGACTTAATTCGACCATCTTTATATAGTCTAACAATCCATCCATCTTTTATCTGTACTGGATTAAACGCTGCTGCTTTTTTCTTTGGCATTATAGTGAGTGTCTCTCTGTTTGTACCTTTGTGTAGTCCTTGCCAAAATCAGCAAACAAAGCCTTTGCAGCAGGAACACAGTTAGGAACTGGCTTACCGTCTGCTCCTGGCTTCATTCCACGCTGTACATAACCATCCCAACAAGGTGCTTGCTTGTTTAGATCTGAACAGCAATCGCTCTTCATTTCTTCTGCCTGACAAACAGGACAGTTCTCACAGTTTACATTTAACTCTTTACATGTTGGGCATCCGCAACCATCATACTCTTTACCTTGGTAGGTCTCTGTTGGCATAATTGGATTTTCTGCTTTGCCCAATTGAGAATCAAACATTGCCATTGCGACTTCTGAATCCATACCTTCTTCTTTCATGCTGTGATTGTTTATATCAATAACTTCAGCATCCTTGTACATCATTCCAATACTGTATGCTGTTGGTTCCCATGTACCGTCTTCTTCTTCATAAATTCTAACAGCCATTGCTGGGTTTTCTGGTGGCATTGACTCAATTGCATACTCTGTTCCAGGAACACCATAGGTGCCACCTTCACTCATAATATGCTCTACCATGCCATGAATCATGCCTTCTGATGTCATGCCCATAACAAAGTCGCCCTCTTTTATCATCTAATAATTATAGCATAAGAAAAGAGCAGTTTAGAGACGACTGCTCAGGTCTATTAGCCACGAAGGTTCAACTCCTGCCAACTCTTCCATCAAGGAAGCATCCGTTGCAAAACCTTTTAAAGTCTTAAGCGGAATAGTGTCTATTATACTACGGTTTTGAACTTATTTCTGCTACTCTTGCCTTTGAGAACTTAAGCATAGCGCTCCTGATTGGGGAGTATCCCAAGTCCTCAGCCTTCTTGCCACAGGTATCAAGCATGAAGTTAAAGAACTTTTTAACTGAATCATTCTTTGAGTTTTTCTCTTTATATGCTATTCCATATGTAAAAGTAGATATGTTATAAGATAGTTTATTAGGGTTCTTATAGTTAATCTTAACTACCCCGCTTTTATCTGGAACAAAGTCTCCAAGGAATACTGAGGCTGCGCCTACTGTTGGCTGCATAAACCTTCCAGCCTCATTCTCAACAGAGACTGTTTTTAATCCTCTTGCATATGATATCTCGTTATATCCAATAGATCCATTTGTTGTTCCTTGTACCATTGCAATTCCATGTGATCCAGAAGCACTGTTCATATACTGCCTAGATATGTCTCCAGGGAATGCAGTACCAAAGTTTTTGTTGCCTGGCTTTGTCCAGATTGCTGGAGCAACTGCATTTAAATATGAAGTAAAAACTTCTGAAGTTCCAGAACCATCAACACGGTATACAACTCTAATCTTTGTTGCTGGTATCTTAGGTAGTCTTGCTCCTATCATGTTTTCTTTTAGTATTTGTGGATCGTTCCACATTGTTATTTGTCCCGCAAAAACTTTAGCAAGTGTATCTCTGCTCATCTTAATAGTAATCTTATATTCATCAAGTTTGTATATAATTCCAATTGGCCCTGCAACTAATGGTACATAGGTGAACTCTTTTGATGGTTTTTGTTCTGATCCTGAATAAGGAACATCTGACATAGCAAAGTCTGTTATTCCATTTGTAAACATATTCTTTCCAGCACCTGAGCCAGATGCTCCATATACAACAGAATCTCCTGTTGATTTCATAAATTCGACCCTGCATCTGTCTATAAAGTTAGCAGCAAATGTGGATCCAGCACCTTGAAGGTTATCAGCATGTGAAGGAGTAATAAAAAAAGCATTAGCAAATATGGCTAATGCTATTGGTAAAGCAATGAATTTAAATTTCATACTTATAGTATATCTGATCTGAATGTAAATTTTTGTTATAATTGGTAAACTAAAAGTTAACTTTAGATGAATAGTGAGCAGTTTTAGTCATACTCAGGACTAGTGACTACTTGATTTTGATTGTCTTAGGCTTTTTATCTTCAGGAACAATGCGAACTACATGAACATGTAGCATGCCGTCCTTTAGTTCTGCAGAAGTAACTTCCATATATTCTCCAAGAGCAAATGATCGTACAAATTTACGACCAGCGATACCCTTGTGAACTACTTCAGCGTCTGTTACTTCTACAATCTCACCCTTAATAATAAGAGTTCCATTGTCTACTGAGACATCAATGTCTTCCCTGGAAAATCCAGCAATAGCCAATGAGATCTGATATGTATCTTCATCTAGTTTTAGAAGATCGTAGGGTGGATATGATTGTGAATTTGTTTTATGTGCTGTATTTAGGCGACTCAACTCTCTGTTGAAGCCAATAAAAAAAGGATCATTAAATAGATCCAAGGTTGTTGTTACCATGTTATTCCCCTTTCAAGCGAATAAGTTAATTTACCCCCCTATCGGGCAGGTACCTTAATTATAGCATAGAAAAACAGGCTAGTCAACTACCCTAGCCTGCTAATCTAATTAGTTACTTCTTTGCTGCTGCTTTCTTTGCTGGAGACTTCTTAGGTGTTACCCTAAGTCCCGCTGCCTTCAATGCCTTTTCGACTTCTGGTACTTCTGGTAGTCTTCCAAAAGCAGAATCGTTAGGGTTGATTGCTCTCAATGCAACAGGTGCGATTGCAGCAATTAGTGCGTATGCAAGTGTCTTAGGATCTGTAACCCCAGACATATATAGAGCGATGGCTGCACCAAGAACGGATCTTCCGTATGATGCTAGCATTGCCTTTAGTTGTTCTGTATTCATTTTATTCCTCCTAGGATATGAATTTTGTTAGTACTGTAAAACCAATCCATAGACCAATAATTCCTGCGACTCCCGCAAAAACTGGTGGTGCTGGTACTGGCAATTTGAATGCAGCAAATACTACGCCACACCCAAAACCTGTTAGTATTGATAATATAATATCTTTCATGGTGTATACCTTTCATTTCTCAATTGATCGTAATGCTTTAAGCATAAATCTATTATTCTTATTTCTGAAGATGCCCAAATTTTTTCAGACTGTTCTTTGCAGTCTTTTACTTCGCAGACTTGATAGCCAGCGTAAGGCAAATCTTTAGGATTTTTTAATTCTATCACTACTCTAGTTTACCATAGTCTTCAGGAAGAAGCCCCTTTAGTTCTTTATAGGCAGAAGAGATCTTCTTCATTGAATAGTAGTGAGGATACGCTGAGCCAACAACCCCATACTCGTCAAAATATTTTATTTCTGGCTCAATATCTTTAATAAACTTACCAATCGTACTCTGAACATCCTCTATGTAGGTATATGACCAGTCACGAGATTCTGACAAAAATTTTATAAAATCATCTTTTGCCTGTTGTTCATTATCTTGTTTTTCATTAAACTCTTCTACAAAAAACTTTGAAGCAATTTCAAGATCTATTTTTGTTTGAGCAACAAGAACCTTGAGTTTTTTATTTTCAAGCCAGAAGTGTGAAGATGAAAAAAAAGAAAAAAGAAACAAAATAAGAAATATTAAAGAAACAATAGTGTTAATCATTTAAATCCCTCCATACATAATAGTCTAAACTTCCATCTCTAGGAAACTCATCATCAAACCATATCTCTGAGTTACTGTTCATTTGGATTCCAACTTCCAATGATCACTGTGCCTTGGCATCTATCACATACATCGTAAACGTTTAAAGTAAATGGACATTTAGATATTCTGCTTTTGTGTCCAATTATTTTACAAATAATTATATTCTTAATCTTCTTTGCCTCCTTCACGAACTAAGAGTACAATTGCTCCGTTGTCTTCTAGGGCTTTTTTTGCACGAACCATATATTCTACTGCTTCTTTTCTTTCTTCACCAGAAAGGCTCATAAATTGTTTTTCACTTGCCTTTACTGTTAAAAAGTTGTCATGATCTACTATTTGAAGTTCAAAATTCTTTGGTCCTCTAAGTGATCTAAAGGCTCTTCTCATTGAATCTGTATACATTACTATTCTCTCTTCCAATGTAGGTAGGACTTAATATAAACAGCAGCATAGGCTAATGCACTAAATATAAAACCATACTGATCTGTATTGATAGCATAAGCAATCCAAAGTACTTCATTAAACAATAACACATACCATCCCCAAATGGTCTTACGACCAACAAAGAAGATGCCTGTAACGCCAATTACGGCTAATACCCATGAAAACATTATGAAGCCTATCTATTAGATATCTATTGTATCAGATACGGGTAGTCTGTGCAAATCCCCGCAGGAGTGTACATTAATTCATTACTATCTAATCTAAGATCAACCTTAATAGAATTACTTCCAGTTGCCTTACCTGGATAGGTCCAGATGTATCCGTTACTTGTTAGTGTGAAGTCATCTTGTTGGTGCCAAAAGAATCTTGCTGTTGGCTGCTTATTAATAAAATGATCTAAAGCATTGAAGTCCTTGCAATGAAACCAAGCCTTATCTCTGATCTTGTAAAACTCTTCTGGTGAAACAATGTATTGTGGCTCATCATGACCAAACCATATTGCATTTTGATGCCACCAAACATCTACCTCTACATCATAACCCTGTGCGATTGCATCAAGTAAGTAGTCTGGGCGATTTTCCAATACTGGAACTGGCCCCATCACATTACCACGGTGTGCTATTTTAATCATGTTATCTCCCTTATTAACTTTCGTACGGGATTGTTATACCCATAGTCTACCTTATGAACTAAGTATACCTGATCTATATTCTGACTATCTGTGAAAAACGAAGAAAATTTATTTATTTCCCCGCTTAAAATCAACTTTAGGTCTTCTATAGATAGGTCCCAATAACTAATTATACCAGGATAGTCCTTTACTTTTTCTGAAAAATACTTGGCTACAGTGGGGACTATAAACTCTTCATAGCAATGACCCTCTCTATTATACAGAGGTGTGCACTTTATCATTTCATACATTCTGTTTGAAATTGTTTTACTAAAAGAAATACCCTCTACCAAAAACTTTTCAATGTCATTATTAAAAAAGGTTTTTTCTTCTTCAGTAAAGACATCCATTTTTGTATTTAATGCGTACTCCATTGCATCTCTTTTTTCTTTTGTTGGCGTTGGCATACAAGCATCAACTCCATCTAAATATTCTTCTATCCCATGTCTAATAAACAACATCTTAGGATAAAATATAATCTCATAATCAAAGCCTATGCTCTTGCTTATTAGCAGGTCATGGTTTGAAACCAATGCTTTTATTTTTGTACCCCATTGACCATGAGCATATCTGTTAGGATTAATATAAACATTATTTATAGAAGAAAATCTATTGAAATCAAAATCATTAAAATCAGGTGACACATGCAAAACAATCACAGGATCTTTTACAAACTTTTTAATATTAAGAATTAAATCGCCTACAACATCTGGATCTTTATAGACCAAACAATTAAAAAATATCTTCATTGTTATTTATTTGATAGATAGTAATTAAGGTCTTCTGGAGTTCCAATGCCCCACATCTTATTAACTGTGGTTGTATAAACTTGCTTTCCATCTCCAATAGCCTCATTAAAAACAGGGCAAGTATAGAACTCACCATTTACTCTGATATCTTTTTCAATCATCTGCTCTGCATACTTTACGAAATCAGATCCGTGCTTCCAATAATAAATACCAACAGTAGCATCATCACTAATAGGTTTCTTTTCAGCAACCTCAGTTACCAGTCCCAATTCATTTACTTTCGCATATGACCATTTTGGATGGGTAGACTTGAAGGTAGCAATGCCACCATCAGCATTCTTGCTATGCATTTCATACAAGAACTCTCTACTATTCCAATCAACTATTTGATCAGAGTTAGCCATTACTAGAGGCTCGTCATTGTTGATAAACTCTTTAGCCAATAGGCATGTTACTGCTGCTCCTTCTGTTACTCCATCTACCTGCACAATATTGCAGTTAGGGGTTATAGCATTAAGAAGATAACTAAGATTATATTTCTCAAAGTGAGATTTTTGTACAATGTATGTGTAGGTAGCCTCAATAGCCAGATTGTCCACCACAGCCTGAATCATGGGTTTATCGTGTACATCTATAAGTGGCTTAGGGAAAGCGTATCCAGCCTCCGCAAAACGGCTTCCAGCCCCTGCCATGGGTATTAGAACGTTCAGGTTAGACTCCTTCCAAGAACCTTTATTTGATAGTAATATAGTAACAGCCTTTTCAATTTTATCTAAGTCTAGATCTCTTCTATTTTTTACTTTTATTAAGGTAGCCTTGCTATCAATAGCAGCAATCCTTCCAACAATGCTATCTTCAAATATAATAGTATCATCAGTGATGCAGCCGAAATATGACATTGCCTTCCAATACATTTCTGGGTGAGGCTTAGGATGTTTAACATCTTCGTTACTAACTATATGCTCTACAAAATCTTTGATTCCTAGTCTTGTTAAACATATCTCAATTGTTTCTAAAATACTATTGCTGGCAACAGCAATATTAATATTATTTTTCTTTATTAATTCC